ACTTGAATATATATTTGACAAGGGTGTCCAAGATGGTTCTTAAGAAGTATCCCTTTTTGCGTTTTTTATAGACATACTAATCCAATCTTGGACACACCTAGAGATAATTTGAATGGAATAGTAGACATATGAAAGAAACATTACTTTATTCAGGTCTACTTGAATATATATTTGACAAGGGTGTCCAAGATGGTTCTTAAGAAGTATCCCTTTTTGCGTTTTTTATAGACATACTAATCCAATCTTGGACACACCTAGAAATATTTTGAATGGAATAGTAGACATACGAAAGAATCAGTTGGTTTATTTGATACCATTCGGATATATTTTATAGGGTAGGTCCAAGAAAGGTATGAAAGTATCCAAATATGGGGTCGTAGGGGGTATCCCCCTACATCTTGGACACACCTAGAAATAAATCGAACGAAATAGAGATAACCTGTAAAGAACGTTTACAGGTTATCCTACTCATAGAAGGATATCTTGGACAAATCGGATAGAATAGATTTCGCTTTGAAAGTAGCTGGCGAAAATTGGAATCACAACTCTATGGGTGTTGTAGTGGAGTGTTACAAGATGGAAGATGTTATAGATAAGATAAAGGACACATCAGACAAAAAGGAAGTAGATCAGTTATGTGAAGAGTTACACACTCGTATCCACCGACTTATATGGTCAGGATGCCCTCTGGATCGGAAAACGAACATACATATCAATCAAGATGGTAGGTTGATAGATAGTAATGGTAATCTGGTCAGTGCAAGGTACTCTACATAAATGAAATTTGCTTTATCTTATCTAAAACATTCTTGCTCTTGCTATTACTCGTCTTTTTTTTCCTTACTTTTTTAGTCTGTTTACGTTCATCTTTACGTTCATCTTTACGTTCATCTTTACGTTCATCGGATTTACACGAAGATTTTTTTTCGCACGGTTGATAGCGCATAAAAAATTTATTATATTCATCCGTGTGACGTTTCTCCTTTAGCTCCTCAAAAAGTTTGGTTTTACGTGCACGTATACTTTCGATTGTTTCTTGGACACCTATACAGTCAGGACTAAATCGTTTCAACACTCCCCGTTGTGCCAGTTTATTTTTGCTTTGCAAATCAAATAAATATTTTGCCATGCATAGTATTCTATCATGGTAATAATAGTTGTTGTTAATATATAAAAAGGCCAAATAGAAACTCATAATCGTATCGATTGTTGCAATATTAATCTTGGACTTTTCAATAGTAATTGTATTGTAGTTATGGCAGGCAATGGGTTTGTAAATAAATCCCAGAATTTCATTTTTATACCGAATTTCAATATGTTCAGGAATCAAATCAGCGATAGCATCATGTTTGATTTGTTTAACTCCTTTAAACCCTTCATCGCCGAGTCGTTCAGTCACAATCTCTGCACATTTTTCAGGATCATCTGCAATGACATCGAAATCAGGAACCTTTGCAATTTGTTTTTTACTTTTCTTGGACATGTTCCCCGAATAGATACTGGATGCATACCCTCCGAAAAATACAACGCCGTAATTGATAAATGTGTTGCGCACAATAAAATAAATTCGTTCGGAGTCATCATTTGACTGCGCCATCTTACGTTGGAAATCTATGTTTTCACAATTATGGTCGACTTTTATCGGACGATATTGATTCAAAAGTGAAAGGCGTTTTAATACTTTTTCCCAACGACTTGTATCTCCAGCAGGTCTAGATAATTCCAAATACATACTCATTCTTAAAAAATTAGGCGGTGCATATCGAATTCCGCCAATGGAAATTGATTTTTTTGCGATATTTTTGAACAGTTCGGGTTGCATCACTGTAATATCTGCCATAGGAATAAAGTTGACAAACACTTTATATGTCCCTTCATGAACCCCTGACTTTGCTTCAACATCGTTATATCCAGCAGCGTAATAAATATCGGCCAATTCTTTCGCATCATCCACTGCATTGGGTGAGTAAAAATCATAATCCGGTATTTCCCTTTCATAGTTATAAAATTGTGCATGTTTGGGTAAAAGATTGTTGATGGCTGTTCCTCCATAACAAATAAGTTTTTTCTTATTTATAAATTTTTCTACAATATTAATCATATCTTCAATGGATTCATCGTTTCCCCGGTTTTTTCCATGAATCTCATCATTTGTATCCACTGCTTGTCGCAATACGGCCAATTCACAATCATTAAAGGTCATATTATTGGTACAGACATTGGGTATATATCTATTCTTGCGAGTTGCGTTTTTTTTCTTCATTACTTCGTATGGATATATTCTATATATTCTACTCAGAAACATTTTTCAACACATCTTGTATGCGCACGAACGCACTTTTACGCGTTTTAAATAAATCTTCATAGATGCGTAAATTCGTATCATTTTTATAAAATGCTTGTGCAACGACTTGTGCACCGTAATTTTGTACTAAATATACGCTATCAGAATTGGAAGTGCCATTAAAAAACCCTAAACTAGGTAACACAATACGGAATAAATACACATCGGGGTCAGGTGGGTTAATGGGTTGATATGTCAGTGCGTTTTCTGTATATACCCGTATCGACTGTGAATTGCTAACCATGTTTGCTAAAGAGGATAAACTAACGCAATCTGTATCGGGTGTACAGGTGGAATAATTTCGATAATCTGGAGAAGATTCTTGGTCAATGATGAGAATCACTTTACTCATAAATCGGGATATCTGAGTATCTAGATCTACATGTGCAGCGTTTCCTGTACTGTCAGTATATAGTTTGGGTCCAAGATTGCTCTTAATAATTTTAGCGATTTTCGAAAAGGCCGTAGACACGCGTGTTTTGATGCGAAGGTGAATAAACAAGGGATCTTTTTCATTTGGTGCTGTGTCAGAGAATGCATTTGACATAATCGTTGAAAATACACCGGCTAAAGAAACCGCGGGCGCATTTGATGTAAATGCATCGAGTGACTGTTTGTCTGCTGAATAAGCCACAACTGGAACATCATCTTTTAGATATACTTCCATGTCCAAGAACCGACACCCACGTGACAATACATACTTAATCATATTGAGATTCATATAACCACCCGTGTATGCACAGTTCGATGCAGACTTAATACAAAAATTGCGTAAAGCATTGTCTTCCGACGAGTCTAATCTTAAGTTCTGAATTCCCGGTCCGATTGAGGTGTTTTCCACACTCGTTAATTCTGCACGCTGTGCAGAATCGGGAGTATCTACAAATGGAGGGGGTATATTTGTTGGTTTAGTTTCTTTGTGTTTTTGGATCATGTTGTATATGACGTATAGTGTGATCACGCTAATGCCAAATATTAAAATATAGTCCAATGTGTCCTGTAGTATATTTCCATTGAAAAATCCCATCGTTTATTTGTAATATAGATTAAGATAACAAAAATATAAACAGGTGATACTATATAATCAATACTAAAAATATGCCAGGAGGTCTATTAAACATAATATCTGTAGGAAATGCAAATTTAATATTAACAGGAAACCCAAGTAAGACATTTTTTAAGGCAACATATTCCAAATATACTAATTTCGGGTTGCAAAAATTTAGGTTAGATTTCGATGGACTACGTGAATTGCGCCTAACGGAATCATCTAAATACACGTTTAAAATGAAACGTTATGGAGATTTACTAATGGACACCTACGTTGTAGTTAATTTACCGGATATATGGAGTCCCATGTGGATGCCGAGTAACGATACAGGAGGAGAATGGTCACCCTATGATTTTAAATGGATCGAAAATTTGGGTGCTCAGATGATCCAAGAAATCGAGATTACATGTGGATCAACTACATTGCAAAAATATTCAGGACAATACATCCATGCAATGGTGAAACGGGATTTTGATGTAAATAAGAAGGATATTTTTGATGCCATGACTGGAAATGTTCCTGAATTGACTGACCCTGCAAATGATCCACGAAGAACCCACACATCCCCGTTTCTAAATCATACTTATCCAACCGCAAAACATACGGATCATGCGTCGGGTGCCGAACCCTCTATACGGGGTCGAACTCTATATATACCTCTAAACGCATGGTTTACGTTAGACAGTCGCTGTGCGTTCCCTTTGATTGCACTTCAATATCAAGAATTGATTATTAATGTAACACTCCGCCCCATTCAGGATTTATTTCAAGTTCGCGATGTGTTTAATCCAACGGATAAATTCCCATATATAAAAATCCGTCCCGGTGAAAATCAGTTCCAAATGTATCGTTTCTTGCAAACCCCCCCTTCCATCGATATTTCGTCTGCCAATTATGCAAATAAAACGTCAACATGGGATGCT